TATTATTAACTTTTATTATGGGAAGGCTCGTGAATGAATAGTCCTGCGGTGAACCTTGGAGCGGGCGGATTCGTGTCCTATTATGAGGACGGCGGTGCAACTGTAGTGTTAGACGATACTACAGTCCCTATGGAAGAACAACAATTTGACGAACGTGGTGTAGGTACTTTTTTCTTAGAACAGTACACACCTTTTAAGTCTCCGCCTGAAGGCTCACAGTTTAATGCTGATAAACAATCAGAGATTAGAGCGTCTGGCAATCCGGGGTCCGCGGCCCGCGAATCATACTATGGGCAAGACCCTACTTTCTTTGAAACTCTTTCAAGCGATTACGGATATCCGCTAGTTCAAGACCCTATTGACGGGCCAAATCGTCATGGTCGGCCAGCCGGTCGCCAAGATTTGCCTACTCCCCAAGAACTGGCGGACGCCCGTGGACACGCCTTGGGTAGTGGTATGGTGGCCATGGACTACGGCCCAAAGACCGCGATGACGGTTGGGAACCTTGGTGAAGATGTAGGTTTTTCTGATCGCAGACATCGTGCGATGGACAAGCGTAATAACGCTGTAGGAATTTCTTTATTTAAACAAGCTGGAATAAATGCTACACCAGAACAACTAACTAAGATGGTTGATGCTAAGATATTTCAGCAATTAGAGGCAATAATGAACAGACCTGCGAATGAACGTAGGTTTAAGAGTGACAAAGATGCGGACATGGACTTATATTTCCCGCGTGACTCTTATGGTTACTTTGTCTCAGATCATTAGGAGCGGCAATGGCAAATGGTAAACCAAATGCAGGATTGATGGATGTACCATCGCAGTTAGACACGGACGATTTAGCGGCTGAAGTAGAGCTTGAGTTGCCTGATAGTTCCAATGTCGTGATGGCAGACATTGAAGCGACTGACGTTGGTTCCATTGAAATCAGCCCAGAAGATGACGGCGGTGTCATTATAGATTTTGATCCGCAGGATCAGCGTGGTGTCAGCGATGATTTCTATGCAAACTTGGCAGAAGAGATACCGGACAGGGAACTGGCGCGTATTTCGAGTGATTTGCTAGGTGAGTTTGATGCCAACAAGGCGAGTCGCCAAGAGTGGGAAGATGCTTACACTAACGGTCTGGAGCTTTTGGGTTTTACTTACGATGAGCGTACTCAGCCTTTCCGTGGAGCCTCCGGAGTAACCCATCCGTTGCTTGCAGAAGCGGCTACACAGTTCCAAGCACAAGCATTTAATGAATTGTTACCTGCTTCGGGGCCCGTGCGCACCGTAGTAATGGGTAAGGAAACGGCTTCTAAGACGCAGCAAGCGTCGCGTGTACGTCAGTTTATGAACTACTACATCACGAATGTGATGGAAGAATACACGCCCGACATGGATCAGATGCTGTTTTATCTCCCATTGGCGGGTTCTACGTTTAAGAAGACGTATTTTGATGAAACACTAGGTCGTGCGGTATCTAAGTTTGTACCGGCAGAGAACTTGGTTGTTCCTTATGAGACCGCGGACCTCGAAACATGTCCTAACATTACGCAGGTTGTGCGCATGTCGCTCAACGATTTGCGTAAGCGGCAGATTGGCGGCACGTATTTAGACGTTGAAGTGCTGCCTGCACAGAAAGAAATGTCTGATCTTGATGGTGAACTAGACCGCATTGAGGGTCTGGAGCCTAACCAGATTGATTATGACTGCACAATTTTAGAGTGCCACGTAGATTTAGACCTAGAAGGTTACGAGGACTTGGATGAAGACGGTGAGCCCACCGGCATCAAGATTCCTTACGTGGTAACAATATCCGAAGATAACGGGCAGGTATTGTCTGTAAGACGTAACTATCGTGAAGATGACGAGCTACGAAAGAAGATACAATACTTTACCCACTTTAAGTTTTTACCCGGATTCGGGTTCTATGGTTTAGGTTTGATTCACACTATTGGCGGTTTGTCACGAACTGCCACGGCGGCGCTGCGACAGTTGATCGACGCTGGTACGTTGTCCAACCTCCCAGCAGGCTTCAAGGCCCGCGGACTACGGATCAGGGATGACGACGATCCATTGCAGCCCGGTGAGTTCAGAGATGTGGACGCACCCGGAGGGGCAATACGTGACAGCCTTATGCCGCTGCCATTTAAAGGGCCTGACCAAACCTTATTTAACTTACTTGGTTTTGTTGTAGAGGCCGGTCAGCGTTTTGCGACGATCACGGACCTCAAGGTTGGTGACGGTAACCAGCAGGCTGCCGTTGGCACAACTATTGCTATGATGGAGCAAGGCACTCGTGTGATGAGTGCGGTCCATAAGCGTTTACATTATGCGATGAAGCAGGAGTTCAAGATTCTTGCGCGTGTGATGTCAGAAAGCTTGCCACAGCGGTATCCGTATACGGTGCCGGGTGGTGACGAAAGAATTATGCAGGCGGACTTTGACGGTCGTGTTGATGTCGTACCGGTAAGTAATCCTAATGTATTTAGCCAAGCACAGCGTATTGTGATGGCTCAGACTAAGCTGCAACTAGCGACGCAAGCACCGGAACTGCACAACTTGGCAGAAGTGTTCCGAGACATGTATGAAGCGTTGGGCGTGACCGACATTGATCGGATCATGAAGTCTGTACCGGAAGAAGAGCCCAAGCCTATTGATCCTGCGCAAGAGAACATTAATGCGTTGGATATGCTTGAGCTACATGCTTTTGAAGGTCAGAACCACCAAGCGCACATCACGGCTCACTTGGTATTTGGTGCATCGCCTATGGTTGGTGGTATGCCACCGGTTGCTATGTCGTTGCAGAAGCACGTTATGGAACACGTACAGATTGCTGCTAAAGAGCAAGCCGCTGTTGCTTATTTACAACAGATGCAGCAGAAAGGCGGACAGCCTGCCAGCGACGACGAGATGCTAGAAATCGAAAGAATGACGGCGCAGTTTGTAGCGGAAGGCTTGCAGCAAGTGAAAGAACTGTCTGGCCAGTTGTCTGGTGCAGGGGCCCCTGATCCGTTGGTTCAGCTTAAAGAGCAAGAGCTACAGATTAAGGCTCAAGCCGATCAGGCGGATCAAGCGATTGACCAAGCCAAGGTACAATTGGATGCACAGAATCAGCAGATGCGTGGCTCACAGTTTGACCAGCGTCTGGCGTCGCAAGAGAAACAAACACAGGCTCGTATTGATGCAGCGATGCAACGTGAGCTATTAAAGAACCGAGGAGGTTAAGATGAAAACAGTTGTTAAGGTCAACGGTTCCGCACCAAAAGACGGACCAAAGCCAGTCGAGTATGCACAGATTGATAAGCAGGGTCGTATTCCATACGGCAAAACTGCTGAAGCGCCATATTCAGATAAGCGTATGGAAGCGGGCAAAGGTCCGGGTTCCAAGCTTACTGCACGTGGTATGGGTGCTGCTAAGAAGGGCGGAAGCTATATAGGTTGTTAAGATGCCGTTAAAGAAAGGTAGTAGCAACAAAACAAAGAGCCAGAACATCAAGAAGTTGATGGACGAGGGCTATGAACAAAATCAAGCAGTTGCTATTGCTTTGTCTAAGGCTGGGGAAACGCCTGCCAAGCGTATGGCACGTGGCGGAATGGTTAAGGGGTTTAGCCCCATTGCACGGCCACAACGTTTTCAAGGAGTTTTCTGATGGTCGATTTTAGCAGGTTTACAATGGGCAGCCGACTTCCGGCGTTACCTGAGATAATTATACCGCCGATAAACCCGGCGATTATTAAGCCTGCACCTGCTGTAAAAGCACCGGTAAAACAAGCGCCCATTCCGGTGCCGACTCCTGTGCCGACTCCCTTGCCGACTCCTTTGCCAACACCTGTAAACCCGCCGAAGCGTATGCCCGGTGAATCTGGCCCGATTATTGCGGAACCGAACGTGCCCCCCTTACCGATGCCTGCGCCCGCGCCAGTTCCAGTACCGCAGCCAATGCCTGCTCCCGCGCCAGCACCTGCTCCGGTTCCAGCACCTGCTCCGGTTCCTGTGCCGCCGATGCCTACGCCCGTGCCGTCGCCAACAACGATACCGGAATTAATTCTACCACCAACGCCTGTGCCGGTTAGAGAACCAGAGCGTGTAGTTTTTGAAGAGCCTCTTCCTACACCACCACCAGTTGCGGTAGCGCCACCTCCTCCGCCCATTCCGCAAGTAGCTCCTGCACCAACACCTGTAGCACCGCCGCCTGCTCCTGTAGCACCGCCGCCTGCTCCCGCACCGGCAGTGCCCCCTGTTATCCCACAAATTTCACCAGAGGTTTTGGCGCAAATACAACAACAGTTTAATATTCCGGCTGCGCCACCTGCACCTCCTGTAGCGCCGCCAGTAGAAGTTCCTCCACCGGTTATGCAACCTGCTCCGCAACCGGTAGCGCCGCCAGTCCTCCCGTCGTTGCCGCCTGAATTGCCTCCCGAAATAATAGTGAGGGAACCGCCTCCTAGGTTTGAGGGTATTGGTAGTTTGCCGGAAGCGCCTCCAGAAGCGGTTGTTCCGCCACCGGTTCAAGTGCCTCCTACGGTAGTACAACCTGCTCCCGAGCCTGCGCCTG